ACCAAGCACTAGTTAATTATCCATTTCTTTTATTTGATGGAAGAATTGAAAACCTAAGTATTGAAGAAGATGATACAAATTCAGTAGTAAGTATTTCTATTGCTTCACATTGGGCAGATTTTGATAAAGTTAAAGGAAGAAAAACAAATACTAATTCACAAGCATTATACTTTCCAAATGATGTAGGATTTGATTATGCTTCACAAACAGCAAAGGATATTAAATGGGGCAAGGCATAAATGATTTATATAAAATTATACATCTGTATAGGCAATTCCCAAGATATGACAATATGAAATACCAAGATTTAGTAAATGCAATTTTACCCTCATTTAATTTAGAACAATATCAACTGCACCAAGTTAATGGAGAAGTTGTTGGTTTTACTAACTGGGCATATTTAAGTGATGAAGTAGAAAAAAGATTTATGACAACTGGCAAATTAAAAGCTAATGAATGGAAGTCAGGAAACAATATCTGGCATATTGAAACAGTTGCTAAAAGTCATTTAAGAGAAATTATGTCTTGGACTAAAGAATATTTTAGAAATTTATTAGAAGTAGATCAACCTTTAAAATGGTTAAGAATAGCTGATGACTCAACTATCTATAGACGATCTATGAAATTTAAAAGGGAGTTTCACGTTTAATGGGTTTTGATCCGATCACCTCAGCGATAGTACAATTAGTTGTTACTACAGCTATATCTTGGGTAATAGCACCTAAGCCAAAGAAACCAAATGTACCTGAGCAGCAACAAGCACAAGGTATTCTAGTTAATAAAGCTTCTAACAATACTGCTATTCCAGTTATTTATGGAAAAAGACAAGTTGGTATAGCAAGAGTATTTGTAGAGAGTTCAGGAACAGATAATACATATCTTTATATGGCAGGAGTTATCTGTGAAGGTGGTGGTAATGGAATTGAATCAGTAGAAGAAATTTATGTTAATGATAAACTTGTTACTTGGTCTGGTTCTTTAACTGATGGAACAATAAGAACAGTAAATAGTTCTGATGCTAATTATTATAAAGGCGAAAGCTTAATATCAGTGCAATCTTTTTATGGTTTAGATAATCAATCAGTATCTAGTTTATTAGATGAATCAGATAATTGGGGTTCTAATCACAAGTTATCTGGTGTTGCTTATCTTGCTTTTAAATTCAAATGGAATCAAGACGCATTTAATTCATTACCAGAAGTTAAAGTAGTTCTTAAAGGCAAAAAAGTTTATGACCCTAGATTAGATTCAACGAAAGGTGGTTCTGGTTCTCATAGACAAGACACAGCTTCTACTTGGACTTATTCTGCTAATTCAGCTTTATGTCTTTTAGACTATTTAAGAAATGCTAGGTATGGAAAAGGTTTACCTAATTCTGCTTTTGAAACAAATTACGATTCATTTAAAACTTCTGCAACATTATGCGAAACACAAGTAACTCCATATTCAGGTGGTTCTAATATAAATCTATTTGAAACAAACATAGTTTTAGATACTGAACAAAAACTTATAGACAATGTAAGAGAACTATTAAATCCAATGAGAGCAATTTTTACCTATACACAAGGTAAATACTTTTTAATAATTGAGAACACAGGTTCATCACAATTAAGTTTAAACAAAGATAACATTATTGGTGGTATTAAAATTTATGGAGAAAAAAAGAATACTAAATATAATAGAGTTATAGGTACATTTGTTAATCCTGATAAAGAATGGCAAGAAGATACAGTATCATTCCCACCTGCTGATGATTCATACTTACCAGTAGGAGATCAATATGCAACTTTATTAGCTGAGGATAATGGAACTAATTTAGAAGGAAACTTTAGCTTTCAAGGAATTACAAATCCATATCAAGCAGAAGAACTTTGCGAGATTATTTTAAGAAGATCAAGAAATGCTTTAGCTGTAGAAGTTATGGTAACTTCAGAAGCACTTAATCTAACAATCGGAGATTTAGTTGATCTTACTTACACAACAGGTGGATTTAGTTCTAAACTATTTAGAGTTTATGGACTAAGTATAAATACTGATTCTACAGTCTCATTAAAATTAATTGAACATCAAGATAACTTCTACACTTGGTCTGAAAAGGCACAAGCACCTACAATAGCTGATACAACTTTACCAAATCCTAATTCTGTATCTGCACCAGCTTCAGTTACATTAGACGATCAATTAATTGAATATTCAGACGGAGTTGTTATTACAGCTCTAGATGTAACAATAGGTGCATCACCAGATTCTTTTGTAGATTATTATCAAGTTGAATACAAACGATCTGATGAAACTGATTACATAGTTCATGGACAAGGAAAAGGTTTAGAACAAAGAATATTAAACGTGATTGATGGAGATACTTATAACGTAAGAGTAAAAGCATTTAATACTTTAGGAGTTTCTTCTACATATACTTCTGCATCAAGAACTATTGTTGGTGGATTATTGCCACCTGCTAACGTGGAAGATTTTTCTTGTAATATTATTGGTCGTGATGCTCACTTATCTTGGACACAAATACCAGATTTAGATTTAGCTTATTATCAAATTAGATTTAGTACATTAACTTCTGGTGCTGAATGGCAGAACTCAGTTTCACTTGTTGAAAAAGTTGCAAGACCAGCTACTTCAGTTACAGTTCCAGCTAGGATTGGTTCTTACTTAATTAAAGCTGTAGATAAAAATGGAAACTTCTCATCTAATGAAGCTATTATTTCTACAAATATACTTCAGATTGGAAACTTTAATGCTGTTGTAACACAAACTGAATCACCTACATTCTCAGGAACTAAAACTAATGTTTATGTTGATAGTGGTGCTTTAAGATTAGATTCTACTGAATCATTTGATTCTGCTGTTGGACTATTTGATTCTGCTACTGCTTTATTTGATGCTGGTGTAACTACTTATGACTTATATCCTGAAGGTTATTATGAATTTACTTCTCCTATTAACATTGGTGGAAGTTACACTGTTCGTGTAACTGCTTCTCTTACACAAACTGTTGATAATATAGATAATCTTTTTGATAGTGCTACTGGCGACTTTGATGATGGTGCTTCTAACTTTGATGGAGACTCTCCTGCTAACTGTAATGCTCATTTAGAAATTGCTACATCTGCCGATAACATAACTTATACTGCATTTAGAAATTTTGTAGTTGGTGATTACACAGCTAGATATTTTAAATTTAAACTATTTATGACTTCTAATGACTTGGCTTCTACTCCAGTTGTAAGTGCATTAAGTGTAACGATTGACGTTCAAGATACTATTCAAAGTGGAAATGATTTAGTAAGTGGAACTGGAACTTATACAGTTACCTTTACAAGACCATTCTATTCTGCTAATTATGCTATCGGTATTACTAATCAAGGAATGGCTACTGGTGATTACTATACTTTAAATAGTAAGACTATTAATGGTTTTAATATAGCATTTAAGAATAGTGCTGGTACTGGAGTAAGTAGAACTTTTGATTATATTGCAAAAGGATTTTAACTAGGATATTAGATAGATATGGCACAACACGATTATAACATAGCAAATCAATCCTTCCCTTCATTTAGAAGCGATCTTAATAATGCACTATCAGCTATTCAAACAACAAATTCAGGAACATCTAGACCAACTGGTGCTGTAGCTGGTCAAATTTGGCTTGATACGACATCAGCAACTTCTCCTACTTTAAAATTTTTTGATGGTGCTGATGACATCTCTTTAGCAACAATTAATTATACTGCTAACACAGTTGATTGGTTAGATTCTTCTGTAACAATAACTGGTTTATCTACTTCTGCTACTGGAACTGTTTTAACACTTTCAGATTCAGCTTCAACATCTTCTGTTAATTTAATTATTGATAATCAAAAAGAAGTTCGTTTTAGAGAAACAACTGCTAACGGAACTAATTACATTGGACTGAAAGCACCTGCTAGTCTGAGTGCTGATTTAACTTTTGTTCTACCTTCTACTGATGGAACAAGTGGGCAGTTCTTAAAGACAGATGGTGCTGGAAATTTAAGTTTTGCTTCTTTGAGTTTTGCGACTCCTTTAACAGTGATTGGAAATTCTACTGCTGGTTCTTCAATTAGACTTCCTGAAGATACTGATAATGGTTCAAACTATGTTGCCTTAAAAGCACCAGACAGTTTATCTTCTGATTTAACTTTCACACTACCAAGTGCAGACGGAACTTCAGGTCAAGTGCTTCAAACAAATGGAAGTGGGGTTTTGTCGTTCAGTTCTCCTTCCAGCGATTTTGTTTTACTTGCAACAACAACTGCAAGTAATGCAGCATCTATTTCATTAGATGGATATTTTTCATCTACTTATAGAGTTTATTATTTACACGTGTTAGACTATTATGGTTCTACATCAGCAAATTTATATGTAAGATTTAGAAGAAGTAATTCTGATATAACAACAAGTAATTATACTTATGCTAGTGCTGAAGCATATAGATCTGTTGGTGGTGGTGGTCAAGATTATTTTAATGGTTGGAATGCTGCTTTTGGAAGATTAACTTATAATGGATTTAGTTCAACACAAGGTTTTAGTAATACAATTTTAACATTTTATAATCCATCAGATTCAACATCTTATAAAACTTGTCAAGTAAACTCAATTTCTTCTGTTTCAACTGGAGATGAAATAGCAAATAATAATGGATTTGTTCAATTAAGAGATAATACAAACGCATTATCAGGTGTAACTGTTTATGCTAGTACAGGAAATATTTATGGAACACTTAAATTATATGGGGTTAAATAAATGAAAAAAATAATTGTAACACCAGAAGGTACATTTGAAATAGAACTTACTTCTGAAGAAATAGCACAAAAAGAACTAGATGCTATTCAAGCAGAACAAGACAGAATAGCTAGAGAAAATAAAATAGCACAAGAAAAAGCTAGAAAAGAATCAGCTATTGCTAAGTTAAAAGCACTTGGTTTAACTGAAGAAGAAGTTAAGTCTATTCTATAATTGCTTTAATTTCAGCATCATTTAATCCCAATACTTTTAGCTTGTTTAGTGCTGATTGTTTGTTATCTATTTTAGCTTGTTCTTCAGCTTCAATTTCTGTAAGACATTCTGGTACTAAATTTAATATATCTTGTTTGTTAATAGGTTGAGTTCCATTTTCCCAAACAATAGTATCAACTGCTGATATATCATCTCCTGACATACTTGCTTGAGCATTTGGATTTATTTTTGCTATTGCTTTGTAAATTGCTTTTATTGTTTTCATAATTAACCTTTAATTTCCAAACAAGTTAGTGAACTTTTTGTGTTATCATAATTTATTGTCATTGTACCACTTGTAGATTGTCTAACATAAAGTTGATAAGTTGTAGCAGATGTTGTTGATGGGGAATCTAAATAATGAATTGACATTGAGTGTTTATCAGACGCAGCAGCATTTTGAGATGCTAATCCTTTATTACTTGCCGCACCTAAATCAGTAGCACCTCTATATATTGTAGCAAAAGAATTTGAATCATTACCAGATGTATTACCAGCAAAACCATTAAATAATATTAAAATTTTATTTGAAGTAGAAGATGGTGTAATAGTTACTGAAAGTGTATTTGAAGCAGTAACAAATGTTGATGATGTTGTAGTTCTTTGTGTTGAATCTGTAGCACTTACAACTTGAATAACTTGTCCAGCA